GGTGAAATATAATGGCTACAGAACAAGTGCAAATTTTTGAAGCGAATAATATTGATGATTTACAAACAGATATTAACACATGGATTGATGAAGAAATGGCAGTTGGTGATGAAGATACAAACTAAAGCAATAAGAACTTACAGCGCACTTTTAGAAGTTGGTGCAGAGAGTGTTTAATCAGTTTTTAAAGCTTAAGTTTTAAAAGAAGGTGGTGAGTATAATTTGCCTAACAGAAATTTAAATATGCGAGAACTAGGTGATACTGGTTTAAAAAGATATGCTGGCTTGATATATGAAGAATTTTTACCTGAATTAATTAGCACAGAAAAGCGCACTAGAATCTTTAAGGAAATGAGCGATAATGACCCTATAGTAGGCGCTATTTTATTTGCTATTGAAAAGCTAATAAGGCAAGTAGATTGGAAGGTTAAACCATTTAGCGAAGAAGAAGAAGATGTTGAAAAGGCTAATTTTGTTAATAGTTGTATGCAGGATATGAGTATTACATGGGAAGAATTAATATCAGAAATATTATCTATGCTAACATATGGCTGGAGTTTTTTCGAGTTGGTATATAAAAAGCGCTTAGGCTTAAAAGAAGATGAAAGTAAAAGTAGCAGGTTTGGTGATGGGCTTGTTGGCTGGGAAAAGATAGCTATTAGGGCGCAAGATACATTGTATAAATGGCAATTTGGCGATAATGGGCATGTGGTAGCAATGGCACAGATACAACCACCTAATTTTAAAATTCGCACTATACCAATGGAAAAAGCCTTACTTTTTAAAACAACTTCACAAAAAGGCAATCCCGAAGGCAGAAGTATTTTAAGAAACAGCTACAGACCATGGTATTTTAAAAAGAACATAGAAGAAATTGAAGGTATAGGTATTGAAAGAGATTTAGCAGGTTTACCCGTTGCATGGGTTCCACCTGAAATATTAGATGAAAATGCTAGCACAGAAGAAAAGGCTATTTTTGAAACTGTACGAGATATAGTAACTAATATAAGGCGTGATGAACAAGAAGGTATAGTTTTCCCACTAGTACATGATGAACAGGGTAATAAAATGTATGATTTACAATTAATGAGTACTGGCGGTAGCAGGCAATTTGATACAAGTGAAATAGTAGAAAGATATGATAAAAGAATTGCTATGAGCGTAATGGCTGATTTTTTATTACTTGGGCAAAGTGGCACAGGTAGCTTTGCGCTTAGTAATGATAAAACTGATTTATTTGTTACTGCATTAAAAACTTGGTTAGATAGTATAGAAGCGGAGTTTAATAGAAAAGCGATACCAAAACTATTTAAAATAAATGGCTTTGATTTAGAAAGATTACCTAAAATAAAAGCTGGTAAAATAAGAAAAATTAATCTAAAAGATTTAGCAGAATATATAAATACACTATCAGGGGCAGGCGCTACTATTTTCCCTGATGAAGATTTAGAAAACTATCTTAGAAGAATTGCTAATTTGCCTACTGAAAATGGTGGCGGTGAGCATAAAAATGGTATGGATTACTAAACAAGAAGATGTAGAAATAAGGGAAATGGAAAGTTTAGGGGCTAATAGAGTAGATGAACAAGCTGATGTACCAACTTATCAAAAGATACATTCTATAGCTGATAATATAGCACCTGTATTAGCAAGTGTTTTGCTTTTAGCTACCAATTCGCTTAAAGATAATGTAAGAGTATCAAGAGTAAGGCAAGGCTTTGCAGATGCTAATTTGAATATGATACAGCGTGAAGTGGATTGGCAGATATATGAAAATAATTTAAGAAATATTAGAGAACCTATTGAGCAAACAATTTTACAAGCTGGCAATGAAATGAAAATACATTTACCACCAACTATGAGAGATTTTGATTTTGAAATGAATGGCGATATACAAAACTGGATAAATACGAGAGAAAATGAACTAGTTAATTATATGAGAAATTCTAGTAGGGTGGCTTTTGAAGATGGCTTAAGGCAGATAAATAATGAAGATGATGTAGGTGCTTTTAGAAAAGCATCTTTTTTATTGCCTATAATAGGGTTAACACAAAGGCAAACAAGGGCAGTTAATAACTACAGGCGTAATTTAATAGAACAAGAAATAACTTTTGATAGAATAGAAAGCCTTACTAATAACTATGCTGAAAACTCTTTAGAATATAGGGCGCAAAGATTTGGCGATAATGAAAGTATCTTATATGCAAATGAAGGGTATTCAAGCCTAGTAAGGGCAGGCGTAGGGGCTGGCGTGCTTAATAGGGCATTAGGTAAAAAGGCATGGATAGTAACACCTGATGATAGGCTATGTCCTTTATGCATGGAAATGATAGGTGTTGAAGTTGGTATTGATAGAATGTTTGATACGCCTTATGGTTTAGTAGATGAACCACCAATGCATGTAAGATGTAGATGCGGTGTTGACTATAGTTTTCCAGTTGATTAAAAGGGGCATAAAATATGAGATTTACATGTGAAATAGATAATGTTAAAACTTTAAAAAAGGGAATGAAAATCACACTTGCTATTGAAGATGATAACGTAAAAAGCGTATTAAAAGAGATATATAATTTTATGGATAAATTTTTGATTGTTGATTTTGAAGTTAACACTAAATTAGAAAATGAAAAACTTGATATGATAACGCCACAGCAAAGAAAAAAAATATACGCTTTAATAAGCGATATTGCAGATGGCACAGGTGCAAACAAGGCATATACAAAAGAGAATTTAAAGAAAGAATTTCTAAAAGAGAATATACAGTATGAAATTTTTAGTTTAAGCACATGTGGCAAAGTATTAGCTAGTGATTTTATAGAATTTTTACTAATATTTGCTTTTGAATATGGTGTAGAGTTACAAGAACACCCTAAAAATATTATTGATGATATTGAAAGATATATAGCTATTTGCCTAAAGCAAGAAATATGTTGTATTTGCGGTAGAGATAGCGAAGAACACCATTTAGAAGGTAGCAGAATTGGCATGGGTAATAATAGAAAGAAAGTAGATAATGAAGGTAGGGAAGTTATACCACTTTGTAGAATACACCACAGCGAACTACATAATATGAGTGAATATGATTTTTTAGAAAAGTATCATTTAGGGCAAGTTAACCAAAAAGATTAAAATTAAAAAAGGTGGTGATAAGGTTGCCTGAAAATCACAGAGGATATAACATAATTCATTCTTTAAATATTAAAGATAATAATTTGAGAAGGTTAAGTTTAGAAAAGAAATATTTTTTAGGTCAAAGTGAAGATTTAACTTTTGGTGGGGAAAATATAGCATACTGTATTTTGCATAATCCTGCTAATTCAGGTGTATATCTTTTTTTAAATACTTGGACTGTTACTAATTTTTTAGCAAGGCAAGGGGCAGGAGAAATACCATTTAATATAGAGTTTATTTTTGATATAGATGAAACTCAAAACTACACTATAAGTGAAAATATAACTTGTACTAATTTAATTGAGCCTGTTAGCGAGCCTAAAGCACAAATAAGGTACAATGATGGCTTAATTGAAAGCATTGAAAACTTTGGAGGTATAAGGGGTTTTACAAGGCAAACAAGAGATTATACAACTATTATAAGTAATGAAGATGGTAAATATATTGTACCACCTTCTAAAGCTATAGGTTTAGTTTTGCATGAGACAGATGAAGGGCTGGCTAGGGTGGCTTTTGGCTGGTATGAAGAAGAAATAGAAGGTTTTGTTAATTTTGAATAAAAAAGTTATTAGCTGATAGGAGGTTAATTTTGTGGGTAATATTAGCAAGTTATTTAAGAATTTTTTAGATACTTTTAGCACTAATGATACAGATGCTATTTTTAAGCCTGAACCTAGAGCAGAAGAAACAAGAGAAGATTTTATAAATAGGTTTATGGCTGATGAAGAAGCGCTTGAAGATTTCCCTGATGAAGAACAGCGCTATGAGGTGGCTTTAAGTTATTGGGAAGATTATATAGAAGGTGATAACCCTGATGATGATATAGATAAAGCTGTACCTACTTTGCCTGATTACCCTTTAGCTAGCAGAGATAGAACTTGGGATATGGAAGATGCTGTTGGCGCTGGCGGTAGAGTTAGGCAATATATAGGTAATGATGGTGATTTTGAGCAATGGGATAGCGAACAATGGGCGCAATTTAGGCAAGCACACCTTTGGTATGATGAACAACTGCAAGAACAAATAGGCGGTTACAAGCTACCATATGTTGATATTATAGATGGTGAGCCACATATAATACCTAGTGCAGTATTTACTATAGCTGGTGTACTGCAAGGGGCTATGGGCGGTGTTGATATACCTGCTGATGATGAAGATAGGGTAAGGGCTAGAGTTGAAGAATTATATGATAGAATGGCAGAAGAATTTGATGATGAACAAATAAGCGTTCCATGGAATAATCCTATTGATAAAGATAAATATAAATATAAAAAATTTAAGGCGTGGCGTTGCGATATTTGCGGTTATGTATATCTTGGCTATAAAAAGCCTGATAGATGCGCACATTGTGGCGTAAAAGAAAAATATTTAGTAATACCTAAAGATTATATACACTATGAGCAAATAAGTTTAAGTGAGGTTAGCGCTGAAAATACACAAAAGGCTTTAGAATTAGAAGCATATTGTGAATCAGTTTATAGATGCATGGCAGATAATGCAGAAAATAGGATAAGTGAAAGCTATTTTAGAAGGCTTGCAAGGCACGAAGAAAAACATAAAGATGAATTAGCAGAAATGATGGGTGTTGAAATACCTGATTTGCCTGATGATGTAGAGTGCGCACAAAGCGATAAAGAAAACTTTATGCTTGCATATATGGCAGAAAGAAAGGCGATAGAACACTATAAAACATCTATAATGCAAGCTAGCGAAGATAGGCTTATAAAAGTTTTCAAAGCCTTTATAGATGTTGAAAAAGAGCATAAAAAGGTGGCTACTTATTACATCAAAAAACCTACTTCACCTGATAGAGAAGATAAAAAACAAAAGAAGATAACCGTAGGTGATGTAAATGTACCTTCACCATTACAGGTAGTTGATGTACCACCATATGGTGATGAAAATGCTAGTATAGCTTTTATAGGTGCATCACCTAGTGATAAAGATGTATTAAGAAAAGAGCCACTTACAGGTAAAGCAGGTAAGATATTTAAAGATAAATACTTAGAGCCTTTAGGCTTAAGTAAAGAAGATACTTATATAATTAATTTAGTACCCGTAGCAAAGCATAATAAATATGGCTACTTAAGACAACCAACTAATGATGAAATTATAAGCTATAGCGATTGGTTTATAAGCAAGATTAAAGAAGTAAATCCTAAATATATTGTAGCTTTAGGTAATAAGGCTTACAGGCATTTATTAAAAGATGCAGATTTTAAACTACCACACCCTGTAGCGCTATATAAAATGGGTGATTTTGGTGAAGTTGATAGAAAAATTAAGCATGTTAAAAAAAGCTTAGAAGATAATAAAGGTGATGATGATACTGGCAAGGTAAAAAAAAAGATTGAATGTAAAATAGTTAAAAGTATTGATGATAAACAAATAATCTATGGTGTAGTTTTAGAGCCTGATACAATAGATGCACATAATGATATTATGAGTGCAGAAGAAATTGAGAAAAGCTGTCATTTCTATATGTTAAATTCACAAACTATAGGCTTAAGTCACAAAAAAACATTTAGTGAAGCTAGAATATTAGAAAGTTATATAGCGCCTGTTAGCTTTAAACTAGGCAAAGGCAATGTTAAAAAAGGTAGTTGGGTTATGGCTGTTAAGATATTAGATAATGAAAAATGGAAAAAAATTAAAAGGGGTGATTTTACAGGCTTTTCTATAGGGGCTATGGGTAAGCGTGTTAATAGGTAAGGCAAGTAAAGCTTATAAATTCAATATCGTTAATTATTAAACTAACAAAATATGTTAGTTTTTTATTTTGCCTTAAAAAAGGTGGTGTTTAGATGGCTGAACTTAAAAAAGATGTTAGTGAGATATTAGATGCTAAGGTTTATGAGGTATCTATTGTAGGTGAGCCTGCTAATGAAAGAGAATTTTTAATGTTAAAAGCAAAAAACGGAGGTGTCAACATGGATAATATTATTAAAGAAATATTAGAGAGTAAAATTGAAAATGAAAGTGAGGTAGAAAAGGTAATAAAAGAGATTGATATTAATGATGAAGGCGCTTATGCGCTTAGGAATATGCTTAAAATAGTGCAAACCTATGCTGATGTATTACCAAAAGATTTGCTAGGTAGCATGGCTAAACTTCTTTCTAAAGCTGGTGATTATGATGAAAAAGAGTTGCTTTCTTTTATCAATAAACAGGAAATGGATAGAAGAAGTTTAGCTGGTGAACTTGCTGGTATATGGGATATTACTACTGGCGAAGCATTAGAGTTTATTAATGCAATAGACCCTACAGAACCGCAAGATAGAACTGTACTTGCTGGTGTTATTAGTAGAGAGTATGAGGGTTTATCACCTGTTGATGTATTAGAAGTATTAGCTGATGCAGAAGAACAAGCTGGCACAGGGGGTGATGAAATGGAAATGGATATAGAAAAAAGCTTAGAAAAGATGCCTGATAATGTTAAGCCTATCATTGAGAAGCTTTATAAAGAGCATAAAGAAACTGCTGAAAAAGCTAGTAGGCTTGAAGATGAAAAAATTGAAAAAGAGTTCATTGATAAAGCTAAAACAGAATTTGGCACTTTGCCTGTTGAAAGCGCTGAATTTGGTAAGTTATTAAAGAGCATACACGAGAAAGCACCTGATGAATATACACAGCTTGAAGGCTTGCTAAAAGCATTAAATGGGCAGATAAATGAGAGCGAACTATTTAAGGAGGTTGGTAGTGATAGTAAAGGTACTAGCGGTGCATGGGCTAAGATTGAAAAGTCTGCTAAGGAATATGCAAAAGATAATCCCAATATAAGTGAAGCACAGGCGGTATCTAAAATTATTACTGAAAACCCTGAATTGTACTTGCAGTATATGCAAGAAGAAAACAGCAAATAAGGCGATACAATTCTAAAAAAGTAGCTTGATGATTTAAAAATAGTAATCTTTTAAAAGGGGGTAATTTAAAAAATGGCTTATTTTATGAAAGTTCTAAGTGCAAGCTTTGAATCAAGTGTTGATTTAAGTAATGCGCAGTTTTTAGGCGTGGTGATTGATGCAAATGAACAAATAGCTTTGCCTACTGCTGATGGTGAATTTAGCATTGGTGTTTTACAGGGCGAGCCTGATGATGAACAATATGCAGGCGTAATGGTTTATGGTATAACAAAAATGGTATTTGGCGCAGAATTAGAAGCAGGTACGGTTGTTAGTGTTGATGCAGATGGTAAAGCAAAAGAAGCGGTAGCAGGTGAATACATCTTAGGTGTAGCGGTTGTTGGCGCTGGTGTAGATGAAATTGGTAGCGTTTTACTAAAATCTTCACGCTTAGAAGTATAAGCAAATAAGATTTTATGATAAATTAAAGGGGGTATAAACAAATGGCAAATCCTACTATTAATCAGGTACATGTTAATCAACCTCTAACACAAATAAGTATTGCATATATGCAAGATGCAGAAAACTTTATTGCTACAGAGGTTTTTCCAAACATACCTGTACAGAAAAAAAGTGATAGGTACTATAAATATTTAAGGGAAGATTGGTTTCGTGATGTAGCTAAGAAAAGAGCGCCTGGGACTGAAAGCGCAGGCGGTGGCTACAAGCTTGATAACACACCTACTTATTATGCTGATGTTTTTGCTATTCATAAAGATGTTGATGACCAAATTAGGGCTAATGCTGATGATGTTATCAATATGGATAGAGATGCTACAGAGTGGGTAACACAAATGATGTTATTAAAGCGTGAAAAGTTATGGGCTAATAGCTACTTCACAGCTGGTGTTTGGGCAACTGAACTAGATGGCGTTACTGGCACACCTACAGCAGGTGAGTTTAAACAATGGGATCAGGCTGATAGTACACCTATTGAAGATATTCGTGATGCTAGTGTTGAAGTTGCAGAACTTACAGGCTTTAAGCCTAATGTACTAGTTTTATCACCTTATGTATATACAGCGCTTAGTAATCACGCTGATATATTAGATAGAATAAAATATACACAAACTGGCGTTGTTACTAGTGATATACTAGCAGGCTTGTTTGATGTAGATAGGGTATTAATAGCGTGGGGTACAGAAAATGTAGCTAATGCTGGCGCTGATGCTGATATGAATTTTGTATTTGGCAAACACGCTTTACTAGCTTATGCAAACCCGCAACCTTCTATATTACAACCTAGCGCAGGTTATACCTTTAGCTGGGCTGGTTTCTTAGGCGCAGGGGCTATGGGTAATAGAATTAGACAATTTAGAATGGAGCAATTAGGCGCAGACAGAATTGAAGGCGAACTAGCAATGGATATGAAAGTAGTCGCTGATGATTTAGGCGTATTTTTTCAAAACGCTATTGGCTAGTAAAAGCTAAAAAAAAATATAATAAATATAGGCTAGGCTGTTATCAAAATAGAGCAGGCTATTTTTTTATGTTTAAAAATAGCTTGCTTTTATAATTTAGTTTTTGAAAAGGGGTTTAAATATTATGTTGAAATATTTAAAGAACCTGATACATATTATCAAGCACAAATATTTTGTACTTCTAAACTGCTTTAAACTAGGAATACCTTTTAGGGGTTTAGTGCATGATTTAAGCAAGCTTTTGCCTAGTGAATTTTTGGCTTATGCAAAGTTTTTCTTTAGTGAAGAAGATGCAAGTGCAGAGTTTAAACTTGCATGGAATATGCATCAAAAGCGCAATAAACACCATTGGCAATACTGGCTTTTATATAAAGATGGCGTAACAATAGCGATTAATATTCCCGATAAATATATAAAAGAAATGGTTGCTGATTGGGCTGGCGCAGGCTGGGCTATTACTGGTGAAAAAGACCCTTATAATTGGTATATTAAAAATAAAGATAGTATTAAATTAAGCAAAGATACAGAAAAAAAGGTAATGCAGTTATTGGAAGAACTTAGAAAATGACACGTTACGGGGTACTTATTTAAGGAGGTTTAAAAGTTTATGGCTACTAAATATATTGCAAGTAAAAAGCTAAAGGTAGGCAAAAAGCATATTCACAGGGGCGAAGAAATAAAGAATTTTAAGTTTTTTAAGCCACAAAATAAGAAGGCTTTAATGAACATGGGTTGGGTAAGAAAAGTTGAAGAAGAAGATGAAAAGGAAGAAGCAAGCTAAAAAGGCGGTGGTTTTATGTCTTGGAGTTACAGCGGTAATCCTAGTGATTCACCTTTAGATAGTGTAAGGTTTTTAATACAAGATACTGATGAAGATGATAAGCTTTTAAATGATGCTGAAATACAATTTATGCTAGATTCAGAAAATGGTGATATTTATTTTGCATCTTACAAGCTAGCTGAAACTTTAGCTGGTAAGTTTTCACGCTTAGTATCACAAACTATAGGTGATTATAGCATAAGCTATAGTGATTTAAGTGAAAAATATCTTGCATTAGCTAGAAAGCTAAAAGATACAGCTGATACCAAAAAAGCAAGAAATGCTAAACCATATGCAGGCGGTATAAGCAGAAGTGATAAAAAACGACAAATATTAAATTTAGATAGGGTTAAACCTGCCTTTAAAAAAGATTTAATGGATATATATAAAAGCAGAAAATATAGCAAAAATAAAAAGGGTAATTAGATGTTTAGAAATGCTGATTTTACTAGGCTATTAATTGATGATGTTGTTATACAAAGGCGAATAGTAAAAGGCAGAGATTCTTTAGGCGGTTATGCTGAAAGATTTAGCACTATTGTTAATACTAGGGGCAGGCTTTCTATTACTGGTATTAGTGAAAGTGAAAGATACAATACTATGCAAGAAGTGGCAGATGTTGAATTTCTATTATTTTTGTTACCTAACATAGATATACAAAAAAATGATAGGGTGTTTACAAAGAAAAAATATTTTGAGGTTAAAGGTGTAAAAGAGCCTAGATTTATGAAACACCATTTAGAAGTAACTTTAGAGCAAATACAACCAAAAATAGTAGATGAAGTTAGTGTTTATAGCGAAGTTAATATAAAGGGTAATTTAGAAATTGTAGAACATGATAGATATTTAGATACTATAGTAGAAGATATATCAGAGATAACAGGGGATATAAGCTTATAATAATTTGAAATGAGGGTTTTTAAATGGATAATATTAATTTTAAAAAATTATTATTAAGCGATATTACTATACTTAGACCAGTTTATAATTATGATAGTATGGGTGGCACTAAAAGAAAATATGAAAAAATAAGTGAAGTAAAGGGTAATATTTCTACATTAGGGGTAGCTATTAGTGATAGATATAATACTATGCAAGAAGTTGGCGATATGAAATATAGGATATTTTTTGAACCTGATGTAGATGTAAAAAGAAACGATAAAATTATAGCAGAAGGTACTACTTTTATAGTTACTGATATAAGAGAGCCTTCCTATCAAAAAGGAAAAGCGCACCATTTACAAGTACATGTTTATGAGATACAGCCTGATTTTGTATTCTTGATAGAAATGGTAAATATAAGTGAAGGTATAGCTGATTTGACTATTATACCACCTGATGAACTAGGTATTGGTGTTATTAACCACCAAACAGATTTGACTAGTATTATTAGCATAGTTCAGTTACTTACTGGCGAAATGATTAATGATAGTAAGTATCAAGCTATAATAAGGCTACAGGTGAAAATTGAAGGTAATATTGATAATCAAATATTTAAAAATGCTGTTTTAAAAGTGGATAGGCTTATCATGAGTAATGTAGATATTGAAACTAATATAATTGGTGATTTAGATAGGCTTAGGGGCTTAAAATCAGAAGTAGAAACTAATTCTTTTTTAAGTGCTGAAACTAGTATTAATAAAAAAATACAAGCAATTCTTACTAGTGAAACTAGCTTAGAATCTTTTACAACTTTAAATATAAGGCTTGATAGTGAGAGCATAAGCGATAGTGCTTTAAGCGTGGCTTTAAGCCTAGATATAAATTTTGAATCTATCATAGAAAATGAGAGTGATACAAGTTCAACCTTATCATTATTTATTGCTTTATTATCATTAATTGAAAACACATCAAGTTTTCAAGCTGATTTAAAAAAATATATTAGCTTATCAGTTACTAAAGAAAATTTCTCTTTATTTCAAGCGGTAAGTGCTATATCAAAAGGCTTAGAATCTAATATAGAAAATGATGTAACCCTTGAAAGCATTATCAAACGAAATAAAAAGATGATAAGCGAAGTAATAAATGATACAAACCTTGAAAGTTTGCTAATTATATTAGAGCAATATGAAGGTTTGATGATAGAAGAAAGTGATATAGATACAGAAGTAAAAAGAATTAGAAACTATATTGCTGAAATGGAAAATGAAAGCATTTTAAGTGCTGATTTATTTATTGAAGAAGTATTCTTATTAGTAGGCTTAATGGAAAATAATGCTGATTTAGAAAGCTTGCTTGGTTTAATATTTGAAGTGCAAACCACTATATTAAATCAAAGCGATAATATAGCTATTGCTGGCAGGCAAAGAAAAATTCAAGCTATATTAGATAATGAGAGTATAAAGCAAGCTATGATTAAGCTAGTAAGAACAATAGAGGGTTTTATCTTAGAAAACAGCGAAAATATAGTATTTATGAGCGTGCTATTTAATTTGCAGGGCTTTTTATTAAATGAGAGTGAAAAAACAGGGCAACTAAGGCTAAATTTAGGCTTGCTGGCTAATGTTATAAATGCTAGTGAAAAACAGGCTAATTTAGTAGCACAAAGGGGTATAGAAACTAGTATATATAATGAAAGCGAAAAGATAAGCAGGCTAAATCTATTTAAAGATATGAAAGTTACTCTTTTAAATACTATAGCAAAAACAAGCTTTTTAACTTTAGATAAATATATTGAAACTCAATTACTATCTAATAGTTTAATGTTAAGCTTGTTAACTTTATTTAAGAAGATTTCTTCTTTTATTGAGAATATAAATACAGCTGATGGCAATTTAAAAATATTAAAATATATAAGTAGTATTAAAGTTAATCAAAGCGAATTAGAAAGCCTATTAAAACCGCTTATAGGTATTCAAAGCGAAATAGAAAATGCTAGCGATAAGATAGCACTATTAAGCGCCTTATATAGCGTAACAAGCGAAATTGAAAGCATAGATGATATAAATGCATTAATAAAAGTAGATAGATTAATAAATAGTGAAGTTGAAGAAAACAGCCTTACTTTAGCTGATTTGACTATAGTTGAAGTATTCAATAGATTTTTTAATAGCTTTAGGCAATACCCTTTAAATCAGTTTCCTTTTGACTTTACTAATATGTGGGCTGGTAATGCTATATGGGAAGTAAGGGAAGAAATAGGCAGGCAAGGTGATAAAGTATTATTTAATGATAGTGCTGGCGGTGCTTATAGGTTTATAAGATGGGATAAAATTGCTGATACTGATGATATGGAATTATTAATGTTAGTTAATTCGCAAGGTGATGGCGAAAGTTCTTTTGCAGTAGTTAGGGGTAGTGGTAGTGCTGGTAATGAAACAGCCTATTTTACATGGCTACAAAGTTATGGCGATTATAAAGCCTTTGAGTTATACAAAACAGTTAATGGCACACCTACAGGGCTAGCAGGTTTTTATGTTGAGCCTGTATGGGAATTTAATGAATGGTTTTATGTTAGATTAAGAGCAGATGGTAATAATATAATGGCTAAATTGTGGCATGAAAATGATGCAGAGCCTGTTGGTTGGCAANTNAGCGNTACTGATAATGATATTGCTAGCGGTGGCATTGGTGTTGGTAACTTTACAGGGGCAGGCGATAGAATGTGGGATATAATAGGTGTTGGCATTGATGGCGCTACTGCACCTGATGTACCTGTACCACCACCACATTTTTCTGATTTTGAAGAATATGAACTAAATTTTGAGCCTGCTGATTGGCAACAAAGATGGGTAACAACTAATTCAAACTGGCAAGTAGTACAATTTGCTGGCAGAAATGTTTTAGAGCATGAAAGTTTTGCTACTGATAGAAGGCTTTTAAGTTGGAATGAGGTAGATGATTTAGTTAATGTTGATATATTTGCACAAAGTAGAACAGAAAATGAAACTGGCATACAACTTGGCTTGGCTGTTAGAGCAAGTGGCACAGCTGGCAATGAAAATTCTTATATTTTGCAAGCTGATATATTTGGCGGTGTTAAAAGGCTAGTTATAAGGCGGTATTTAAACGGTAGTTTTCTAAATTTAGATATAGAAAACTTTGAATGGTTTGCAAATACTTTTTACAATTTAAGATTTAGAGTAAATGGCAGTACATTACAAGGCAAAATATGGGAAGTTGGCGATAGTGAGCCTGTTAATTGGACTGTTGAAGCTACTGATACTGAAATTACAGGGGGTGGCTGGATAGGATTTTCTAATGTTACTGCTGGGCTAAGACAACATGATGAAATTGAAGTTATTGAAATTTAGAAGGGGGTATGTTTAATGAGTTTTGGAAATAGTTTAAGAGAAGATTTATTAGATGAAGTTTTTGGTGCGCAAAACTATACTGCACCAACTGCATTGGAATTTGGTTTATCTACTACAGCACCTAATGATGATGGTACAAATATTACTGAACCTGATGGCGTTGATGGTTATGCTAGAGTAACAGAAGATAATGATTTAGTAACTTGGAATGTAGCTGTTACACAAGATGGCGCTACAGCAGAGGGTATTACAATAAAAGAAAATGCTATAGAGATAACCTTTCCAGAAGCTACAGCTACATGGGGTACAGTAACACATTTTATAATAGCAGATGATGCAGGTGTTTTCATGGGCTGGGGTGAACTGGTAATACCAAAAACAATAGAGCAAGGTGATACAGCAAGGTTTGCAGTTGAAGATTTAGAAATTAGATTATTATAGCAGATAGTATAACCTCTAAAAATAAGGGGGTTTTTTTATGGCTACTAGTACTATAAGAGTTGAAGGCATAGAAGATGCAAAAAGAATATTTGAAGAAATAAAAGTAAGCGCAAGGCGTGAAGTAGAAGTATTAAACGAAAAAACAGGTAGGGCTATACAATCAAGTGCTAGGGGTAAAGTGTCTGTTGATTTAGGTTCTTTAAGGGAAGATATACAAATTAGGTCAGCTGATTTAAGCACAGAAATATTTAATCAAGAAGTATATGCGCCTGCTATAGAATATGGTTTACCTAGAGGGCATTTCCCACCACCTGATGCTTTAGCTGGTTGGGCTAGAAGAAAGGGTATGGCTGGCGCTGAATGGGCTATAGCTATTAATATATATAGGCGTGGCACAAAACCGCAACCATATCTAAAACCTGCCTTTATGGGCGAAAGAGATAGCTACACAGAAGGCTTAAAGCGTATTTTAAGGGGGCTAGGTGAATGATAGCAATACATGAAGCTATGGGTTTAGTACAAGAAAAAGTATATAACATATTAAGAAACGATAATTATATAAGAAATAACACAAAGGGTGTATTTGATGATATTAAAGCAAAACACCCTTTCCCTTATATAGTTTTTGGTGATTTTAGCGACACTAATTTCCATACTTTTGATAAGCTGGGCAGGCAAATAGATTTTACTTTACATGTATTTTCCCAATACAAAGGTAATAAAGAAATTAATCAAATAGGCGCAAGAATAAAACAGCTGTTAGACTATACAAATATTGAAGTAGATGATTTACACACAGTTTACTTAAGATATGAAAACGGTAATTTTGATAGAGAAACTAATAATCCTAGTGTTTACAGGCACTATATTTTAGACTTTGTTTGCATAGTTCAAGAAAAGGAGTAAATAAAAAAATGGAAGATAATGAAAAGCTAATAATATATAACATTGTTCTATCTATGCAGGCGCAGATACAAAGCCTGTTTTTTCTTTTGGAAAAAAATGATTTGAGCGAAGAAGAAATACAAGAAAACTGCAACCACCCTGCAAATAATAGGAAAAATTATACTGTTATGGGTGGTAAAGAGCATTGGGTTTGCAAGCTTTGCGGTTATGAGTATAAAGAAGAAGAACTTGAAGAATAGGGGGGTTTAAAAAATGAGTGGAGCATTAAAAGGTAAGAATGTAAATATAGAAGTTTCTAGTGATGATACTGTTTATAATATTGTAGCTGATTTAAATGAAGCATCTATAGGCTTAGAAGCTGAAAATATTGAGGTTACAGCCTTTTGTAGTGAATTTATTCAAAGAATACAGGGGTTGAAAGATAATACTTTTGATTTATCAGGCTTTTATAACCCTGCTGATACTCTTGGACAAATACTTATAAGGGATAGCTGGCTAAATGATGAAGATTTATATGTTAGATACATTATAGATAAAAATACTGGCGAAGGCTTTAAACAGCAGGTAAGAGTGGCTAGTTTTGAAATTGATGCAACTGTTGAAGATGCTATTGAATTGAGTATTGACTTAGAAGGCACAGGCGCAGTTGAAATAGTTGTTTAAAAAATAATAAAGGCTTATATTAGCTAGCTTATATATAATATATGGCTAGCTATATTTTTTTTATTTATAAGGGGGTGGCTTTATTGGCATTAGCTGGTAAAAGGGCAATGATAAAGGCTACAGGCGAATCTATTTTAAGCGAAGGTGAAAGCTTTAGCACTACTGATGATTTAAATTATTTTATTGATGATGTAGATAAAGATATTTGGCACGCTTTTGCAGATATTGTTGTATATGATGATGCTATAGAAGTAGATGAACAAGAATACACTTTAAACCGCTTGCAAGGGCTAATATCCTTTGACACAGCAGAAGTTAGAAATATTACAGCTGATATATTCTATTTGCCTAGCATTGTTGTAGGACAGGCTTTTGAATTTGCAATAGATTTAAGCGCTGAAAATGCAGAAGCTAATACTTTTGGTAATACTTTTATTAAAAGAGAACAAACTTTAAAGGAAGCAAGTGGTGGTATTTCTAAATTTGAAGAACTAAATTATGAGTTTTTCTTTGATTTATTAGTTGATGATATTGCTACAGTTATAGAATTTTTTGTTGATGAAAATGAAGATTATCATATTAGAGTAAGGGCATTATTAGAAAGTAGAGAAACTAGCGCTGATGTTGAAGATTTGGTTGAAACTGAAATAGACTTTGAAAGTACTACAGACAAAGAAAGATTATGTGTAGCTTTTGGCTGATATTACTTTAAAAAATATAAAACAAAAGGGGTATAAAAAATAATGGTTGATAAAAAAGTTAAACAAGGCGAAGAAAATAATGCAATGGATTTAAGACAAACTATATTAAGTAGTAAGGATATTAGGGAGGAAATAATTACTATTGACAGTTGGGGTGTTGATATTCTAGTTAGAGGGCTTACAGGAGAAGCAAGAAATAGTGTATTAACTAATAATATAAACCCTAAAACAAAGCAAGTAGATATAGGCAAAGCTTATCCTGAACTAATTATAGCTACAGCTTATAACCCTAAAACAAGAGAAAAGATATTTAAAATGGCTGATAGAGATGCGCTAAATAAAAAATCAGGGGAAGCGCTAGAGGAAATAGCGAAAAAAGCAATGGAACTATCAGGTATTACTGTTAAAGAAATGGGCGAAATAGAAAAAAACTAAATGAAAACCATGAGTATTTCTTTTATTTTCAATTAGCAGAAACTCTTGGTAAATCAGTTGAAGAAGTTTTACAAATGAGTAGTTACAGATTAAGCGAATGGCAAATATATTTTGATATAAAAGCTAAGAGAATGGAAGAAGAAGAAAAAAAACAAAAGCGCAAAAACAAGAATAAAAAGTTAAGTAAAAAAGATAGAAACTCTTTTGCATAATAAAAGGGTTTTTTATCTTTTTTTTTATTAACGGGGGTGAAGCGATTGGCAGTTGCATCTTTATTAGTTCGTGTAGGCGCTGATATTGCAGATTTTGAAAAGAACATGGGCGGTGTTGCTGGTGGTTTAGAAAGTGTAGGTAAAAGTGCTACACAAACTGGCAAAACACTTACTAAGGGTTTAACTTTGCCTTTAGTAGGTATGGCTACAATGGCTATAAAATCAGGTGCTGATTTTCAAGAACAAATGGCAGTAGTACAAGCGGTATCAGGTGCTACAGCAGATGAATTTGAAGCACTTACAGATGAAGCACGAAGGCTTGGTATAGAAACAGAGTTTAGTGCTGAACAAGTTGCAGGCGGTATGGAGTTTATGAGTAGGGCAGGTTGGAGCGCTACAGAGCAAATGACTGCACTTACACATGTTTTAGATTTGGCTACAGCTGATAATATGAGTTTAGCAGAGAGTGCTAGGATTACTAGTGATATTATGGCAGGTTTTAGCTTAGAAGCAGAAGAAGCAGGCAGAGTAGCAGATATATTAGCTAAAACTAGTGCAACTGCAAATATAGATGTAGCAGGCTTAGGGGAAGCAATGTCCTATTCTGCACCAATAGCATCAACTTTAGGCATAGGTATGGAAGAAACTGCTACTGCTATTGCAGTTATGGCAGATTCAGGTATTAAGGCATCAAGGGCTGGAAGGCTGTTAGGTACTGCTATGACAAGAATGGTTGCTCCCACAGATGCTATGCAAGAAACTATTAAAACATTAGGCTTAGATTTAGAAGATGCAAGCGGTGAGTTTGTAGGCATTAATGAGTTAACAAGGCAATGGGAAAGCGCCACAGAAGATATGACAGGGGCGCAAAAGGCAAGCCACGCTCAAATATTATTTGGGCAAAATGCTATGGGTGCAATGCTACAAGTATTAGATGCTGGCGCTGATGAACTAGATGAATATACGCTAAGTTTAATAAATAGTGAAGGTCACACTAAATCTATGGCAGAAGTTATGCGAGATACTTTAAATGCAGATTTGAAAGTTTTATTAGCCACCTTACAAGATGTTGGCATAAGCTTTTTTGAAATAGTAGAGCCTGCAATAAGTACGGTAATAGATTCTATGATTGCTATGGCAAAATGGGTTGGAGAATTAGATGAAACTACTATGTCTATGGTTATAGCTTTTGGTGCTTTACTTGCATCTATTGGACCCGTACTTTTGATAGCTGGCAAATTAATTGATGCTTTTACTAAAGTTGCACCAATAATAGCTAAAGTAACCAAAATAATAGGTTTGCTTGCATCACCTGCTGGCGTTGTATTTTTACTTATAGGCGCTATTGCTATTTTAATAGCAACTAATGAAGAATTTAGAGCAATAGCTATAGAAGTATTTAATAGTGTTTTAGGTGTAATAAATAGTGTATGGCAAAAAATAGAGCCTATTTTATCGGCTTTTTATAAAGAATTTAGTGCTTTAATGAACACCTTATTAGAAGAAGGCGGTAAGTTTATTGCTGGCTTAGAGCCTATTTTTGATAGAATAAAGCCTATAATAGATAGTGTATTACAAGTTTTACAGCCTGTTTTTGATAGCTTAATGTTAACATTAGAAAGCTTTTTAACAGTTGTATTAAGAGTATTTCAAGGTGTTATAGATGCGGTTGCACCACTTAGTGAAGCTTTTTATTCTTATGTTAATGCAATACTTGATGGCGTTGAAATAATACTGGCAATAATACAAGGTGATTTTGCAGGTGCTTGGGAATTGGCTGAAAGCTTATTTGCACACTTTGATGATTTTGTACACAATATGTTAAGGGCATTGCTGGCTTTTATAGGCGGTATTTTTGGCGTGGATTTAATAGAAATTATAACCACATCTATGCAGGCAGTTGATGAATTTATTACTGAAACTTGGAGTAGTATTGAAAAATTTACTAGTGATGTTTGGCAAGGCATAGTTTCATTTTTTGCAGGTATATGGCAAGAAATAGTTGCTGATTTTGATAAGTCGGTAAATGCTGTTAAGGTAATATTAGAGTTTATGGAAAGTACTGCACAAACAATATGGGATTCAGTAGAAGGTATTTTTGATAAACATGTAAAGCCTATTATTGAAACGGTAACTGAATTAGGCAGAACCGTAGAGAGAATATTTAAGTCTATGTCAGAACAGGTAACAAAAAGAATTAGCGCACTAACACAGCCTTTTAAAGATTTTGGTTCAGGCTTATCTAAATTGGCAAATCAAGGAAGAGAGTTTTTAGGGCTAAAAAGTGATGATTTTATAAGTAGGGCATTTAATAGAATGGCTGAAACTAGTAGTGAAGCATCTTCTGCCTTAAGAAGAAATGTAAGCGCTATGACTACAAGCTTAGGCAGGCTAGATGGCGCACAAATAGGTATTGGCAATGGTAATGGTGCTATACTTAATGGTGCTGGATTAAATGGCATGAATGGTGGCGGTGGCAGAGTTGTTAATTTTAATCAAAGAATAGAAGCGATAACTAGACCCGAAGATATAGTTAGGGTTACTAGGCGCAAGTTTAGAGAATTTGCGGTTAATTGGGATATTGAAGATGGTAGAATAGTAAGGTAAGGCAGGTGAAAAAATGGCTAATTTTTTTATATGGCGTAGTGCTGATGAAAATGTTGATGATATAGAATTTTCACAAACTAGCGACTACAGGCTTAGAGATTATACAGGTGCGCTTAGTAATGTTGCACAGGCACAAACCTATAAAGGCTTGCTACAACATGGAGAACGCTTTCTAGATGCTGAAATTAGCGGTAGGCTAATAAGTATTCAAGCCTTTTTAATTGATAAAGATATAAGCGTTATTAATAGGTTAAAACAAGATTTAGCAAAAGCTTGTGTTGCTATACCTGATAGAGAATTTAATATACCTAATTTAGGTACATTATTTTATTTTAGGCAAAACAAAAGAACATTGCAAATTGATGCAATGGCTATAAATTCGCCTGTTTTTACCAATGCATCAACTAGGGGTAATGTTGTTAATATTGATATAGAATTTTTTGCACCAAACCCTGAATGGCAAGTTTCACCATTATTCACGAATATAACTATATTTGAAAATGAAAGCTTGTTAGATACTAATTTAATGCTAAGAAAAAAAGCTAGAGGTATTTCTTTTAATACAAGCAATTTAAATAATTCCAATCTTTTTATATTACCTGCTAGCGGAAGGCTGTTTACTGATTTTAGTGAATATGAAGTTAATGAAACGCCTTTTGAGTGGACACCTAGGCTTGAAAGTATTCATAATGAAACTGAATATGCTAGCTGGCTTACAGTTGATGAACAAGAAGAATTAGGCGATAATACTTTAGAAAATACAAACCCTATTTCTAGCGTGCTTGCTATGTTAAGTTGGAATTTAATTAATAATATTAATGATATAGAGTTAGTTACAAGGGTTAAAACAAGTGATAGAGCAGGCACACAAAACAGATTGCTAGCTAGAATGAGCGGTACACAGCGTAGTTTTAACTATGCACAAAGAGATGTAAACGGGTATTTTTTAGATATGTATGAAGCAAATAATGTTGGCTATATAAGATGCGGTTATTATTTAGCGCAAGAAGATATAGATTATACCTTATTTACAGGTGGTGAAATAGAATATAACTGGCAAGTTGACACTTATTATTGGCTAAGGTTAAGACTAGAAGGCAATGAGTACAAGGCTAAATGGTGGGAAGATGGCGAAGATGAACCTATAAATTGGCTTTTTGAAATAGAAACTAATCATATAGCTAGCGGTTATTGGAATGGTGTAGGGGGTTTTTGGAATCAAGTAGATAGTGTTAGAAACTTTGATTTATTTGGTGCAGGCTTAGATGGTGCAAGTGCGCCTAGAGTAGATAGGCTTATAAGTGCTGTTAATAATGAATCAGAATTTAGCGCAGAACTTACAATAGTAGGTACTCCATAGATAATTAAGCATAATTTGATTTAAAGGGGTTGTTTTTCATGTGTAATTATTTTGTATTTTATCCTACAAAGGATAAAGAAGATGGCATAACCTTTAGGGCTAATACTGATTTTAATTTAGTTGATTTTAATGGTTTAGCTAGCACACAGGTAACACCACTTACAAAAAAAATACCTTTTAGAAAAGGGGTAAAATATCTTAATAATAATGTTGATATGAGAAATATTGTTATAAACTTAAGATTAAATAAAAACTCTATAGCAGAGATAAATGAGTTAATAGAAGAACTATATTTAAAATTAGATAAAGATGTAGATTTTCATAAAATAGGCGAATTAGGTATTTTAGAATATCATAGAGCAGGAGAAGAAACTTTAGAAATAAATGTTACACCTATTGAATCACCTAGTTTATCTTATGTTACTATTAGGGGTAATGTTGTTGATGTAGATATAGAATTTTTAGCACCAAACCCTTATTTTAAAAAAACAGAAGAAGTTGAGTTTGATTTTGAAATGGTAAATATACCTGCTTTATTTGAAGATACTTTAGAGTTTCCTTTAGAGTTTGTATCAGGTAATGTTACAGAAATTTTTGATATAGATACTGATATACCTATACCTTTTTTATTACAGGTTTATGGCTATGTAGATGGTTTTTCAATAATAAACAATACTACAGGCGAAATATTAAATTTAGATGCTTTAATTTTAGAAGATGAATATATAGAAATTTATACAGGATATGGTGAAAAAAGGGTTGAGATAGTTAATGTTAATACAGGAGAAAGAAGAAATGCTATAAATACAGTAACTTTGATATATAGAGATTTTTGGAAGTTTATAGAAGGCTTAAATGATGTTGATTTACTTTTTGATACAATAGATGGTGGTAGTGCGGTTATATATTATACAGGTTTAAAGGCAGGTGTTTAAATGGCTTTAATTATAGATAGCGAAGGTAATTTAGTTGGAGAAATTGAAAACTATGAAAGCTTTGCTTATTCAAGGCAGTTTTATACACATGGTGCTTTTGAGTTACAGATAAATCAAAACCAATATATTTCAGACTTTTTAGAAATTGGCTTATTTATTTTGCCTACAGAATTAGGATTTAATAATTTATTGTATCAAATAGAGCAAAAACAATTAGAAGTAGATGATACTGGTAGGGAAGGTGAAATATTAAGTATAAGTGGTAGGCAATTTGGTGGTATTTTTGAAGATAGAATAATTTTACCACCTATTAATAATGATGATTTAATACTACCACCAAAACCACCACAAGAAGAAAATGAAAATCAGATAATAGATGCATGGGCTTTTGATAATCAAGAAGGTAGCGCAGAGCAAGTGATGAAACATTATCTTGATTATAATGGCGGTGAAAATACAAGTGAGCCTAGAAGAATACCTAGGCTAACAACTGCACCTAATTTAGGGCGTGGCGATTTTGTAACATATAAAGGCAGATTTCAAAAGTTAGAAGATACTTTACAAGAAATAAGCAGGGCTGGCGCTATAGGCTGGGAAACTTTCTATGATATAGATTTTAATATTTTTATATTTGATATTATAGAAACTATTGATGTAAGTGATAATATAATATTTGATGTAGAAATTGAAACTGCTACAGCGCAAAGTTTTTTACAAAAAGAGTTGGGGGCAAAAAGTTTAGTTTATGCAGGCGGTGAAGGCGAAGGCAATTTAAGAATAATTGAAAAAGCATTTTTAGAAGAAGAAGAACCTGCTGGCTTTGAAAGAAAAGAAGATTTTTTAGATGCTGGTAATTTAGAAGAAGAAGGTGCTTTATTAAGTAGGGGCAGAAGTTATTTAAGAAGAAGGCAAAGAGAAAATATTATAGAAATTGATTATAATGAAGCTGTCAATTTAGAATATAGAAGAAATTGGGATATAGGTAATATTGTTAAAGTTAGAAATACTAAATGGAACTTAGATTTAAATGTACAGATAGTAGGGGTTACTGTTGAATTAAATACGGGGGTTGGTGAACCTATAATAAAAATACAATTAGGCGAAATATATCCAACAATAAAAAGTAGGTCAGACTTAGAATATGGTGATGATGATAGAGAAAGAATTTAGAGCAGAAGGGGGCTTTTAAAAAAATGGTAGTAGAAAGCAAATTTTTTGAAAGCATAGATGGCGATAGGGTATATAGTGCTACACAGTTTAGCAGAAGTTTAAATGTATTAAGCCTTAATGGTATTTGCGCAGGCGTTGAAGATGAATTAGAGGTATTGGCAGGGGCTGGCATGAGTGTTGATGTACAGCTAGGCACAGGGTGGGTACAAGGTAGGTTTTTTAGAGTTAGAGAAAACCCTGAAAATATTACAATAAGTGATGGTGATGGTAATAATGATAGAATAGATACTATAGTTGCTAGAATGGATAGAAATACAGGGGTAAGGGCAGTAGTTATTGATGTAGTTGAAGGCGTGCCTGCTATTGAGCCTGAACCGCCTTTATTAACTCAAAATAATTTAGTATATGAAATAGGGCTGGCTAATGTATATGTTGAACAACTAGAAACCGTTAGTATAGTACAACAAGATATAGAAGATACAAGAGATATAAGCCACCATACTAGTTTTGATGCTTTGAGAATATACCACAATTTGCCTGAAACTGGCAAGGCAAGAATTACTTCATCTATAGATACACCACAAAATGCAAATGTTATAATTGAGTGGGGCGAAGTTTTATTTGATAATAATAATTTTTTTAATTTAGGTGTTGACAACACAATAATTACTATAAATAAAAGTGGTTTATATCTAATTCAATATTATATGCGACACTTTTCAGGGGTTGCAGGTGATAGCGCTTTAGAGGTTAGCATGTTTTTAAATGGTACAGAGGTTGAAAGAGACCAAGTACATAGAAGCGGTGTAGGCGGTACTATAGCGCAGGCTTTTACTAGAATAAGATTTTTAAATGAAGGTGATGAAATACATTTATCAGTAATTGCAAGAAATTCTTCAGGGAATTTAGGCGCAACCATTGTAGGTACAGATATTGACCCTAATACAGTAGTAATAAGTAATTTAGCATATGGGCAAGGTGATGTTACTGATTTTTTAGCATTAGAGCAAAATAATAATTAAAGGGGGTTTATATTTAATTATGAGTAAACCTAGAGTAGTAATTGATGCTGGGCATGGTGGCATAGATGATGGCGCTAGTTATGGTGATGTAAAAGAAAAAGAACTTGCTTTAAAAATATCACATCTACAGCTAAAAGAGTTAAAAAAGCTAAACTTTTCAGTAGTATTAACTAGATACGGTGATGAAACTTTAAGGGCTAAAGAAAGAATAAAAAGAATAAATAATTTTAAGCCACACTTTGTATTAAGCAACCATATAAATGCAGGCGGTGGCGAAGGTGCAGAGATAATATATTCAAAACGTGATGATGGTGTACTTGCTGATATGTTACTTGATAGTATAGTAGAAAAAGGGCAGAGAAGAAGGCGTATTTATACGGTAGGACACCCTAATTTAAGTGGCAAAGATTATTTCTTTATTAATAGAAATACTTTAGATAAAACACAGGCTTTAATAATAGAATATGGTTTTATTGATAGAAAAGATGATAGAGAAAATCTATTAGATAACTGGCATAAGTATGCAAATGCTGTTGTAGTTGGCTTGAAAAAATATGTTGATAAAAATAATGATATGCTAGAATATGAAAAATAATTTTAGATAAAAAAATAGATACCTGCAAAGAGCAATCTTTTTTAATTAAAAGCTTGCTTTTTTTATTTTCTTATTAAAATATATTTTCTAAAATAGGGTGGTTGGTTTAATTATGAATAAAGAGCAAGCAGAAATTTATATAGAAAAAAGAATAATTGAAGAAGCAAACTATATTATAGAAAATAAATGCACTTTAAGGCAAGCAGAAAAAGCCTTTCCCGTTGGCAAAACTCAAATACATGTAGATGTAACAAAAAAGCTTAAAAATATAGACTACAATTTATATCTAAAAGTTAAAGATATTATAAAAACCAATAAATCAGAAGCGGTTAAAAGGGGCGGTTTAAGCACTAAGAAATTATACAAAGAAGGGGCAATGTAGATATGATAATTAATATGATAGATATAATGAAAGGGCTAGAAGATAAAGATATATTAACTTTAGGCTATTGTCCTAGAACTTTAAGAGATAAAGAGATATTTGTAAAATACTGCAAAAACCATAAGCTAAAAGAAAATAAAAAAAGCAAGTGTAAGTTAGTATGAATGAAAGAAGAAAAAAATTGATTGAAGATAATTATAATTTTATATACTTCAAACTTAATAAATGGAAAACCCTTAATACTAGCTTAGACAATGAAGAACTTTTACAATTATGTTATGTTGGCATTACTAAAGCTGGTGTTAATTTTGACTTTAGCAGAGGGTTAAAATTTATAACTTTTGCAAGTGTATGTATTGATAATGAAATTAAAATGGAATTAAGAAAAAGTGAATCTAAGTTACAGCAAAGATGCAATACTTTTACAGATATGCTTATTAGTTATGATGATACTGGCGTTGAAGTTTATCATAGAGATTTAATTGAAAAATTAGAAGTAGATGATAAAACTATTATTGTTGATGATATGATAAGCGTAAAAGAAATAATTGAAAAAGAGTTAACTGATAGAGAAAAAATAATTTTCATTAAATCTTTTTTTGAAAATAAGAATCAGAGGGAAATAGCAAAAGAAATAAATATTACTCAAAGCTATGTATGCAGGATATTAAAAAGAGCAAGTAAAAAAGTAAGATTAAAGATAAAAGCACATTAACATATAGTATAATATACCATTATTATTTGCTTGATATTCTTACAAGAAGTATGATAAAATGTAAATACAAGAGGGAAATGATAATTAATATTAAGGGGTTGTTATTATGTGTTATAGTGCTTTTTGTGAATATGAAGATATATTTGGTGGTTGCAATAAAGGCAGAGAAGATATTTGTCCTCAAAGCGTAGGCGGTTATGAGAATTTAGAGCCTAAACCATACAAAGTTTTTGAAGATACAGATGCATTAAAAGATATAAAAAGAATAGAACAATTAATTGAAAAATGGCAGGGTTTTGCAAGTTATAGGGGAATGGAACAATTAAAAACAAAAGATATAGAGATTAGACTAAATAAGATAAAATGTGAAATGGAAGTAATTAATCAAAGATATAGTAAAGAAGTAACAACTATGAAAAAAAACTAACAAAAAGTAAAAATTTAAGCAGGAATAATACAACAATTAAAGAAATAGTATGTATAAGCTAAAAAATTAATACAAGTGGGGGGTTTTTAATTGAGTTATCAATTTGATTGGGTTAAAGACTATAAAAATAGTTGTCAAACAGGACAAGCCTTTTTGTCTATAAATAACACAAATGGCAACAATAGGTTTTATTTATCATCAATAGCTATGGAATTATTAGAATATAACTTTAAGGAAGATGATATTACATATATAAAGGTAGGCTTAGATAAAGAAAAAAAGATGCTAGCAATTAAACCCTATTTAGGTGATGATATAAATGGCAAAACTTATAAGCTAAGTAAAGGCGGTAGCAAGTCTAATTCTAAATGTTTTACCTCTAATACATTATATGAAACTATAGAACCATTTTTAAATACAGAAGATGATGGTAATAGATACAAGGCTAAATTTAATACTAAGTATGAATGTTTAGTAGTAGATTTAAAAGAGAAAAACTAATAGAAATACTTTAAGGGGGGTAATGAATTATATAATGGAAGTTAAAAAACTAGATGATTTTAAATTTGATTGGGAAGGTGATGAACCTACAAAGTACAATTTTGAATGGATAGAAAACGGTAAAGGTTTAAAAAGCGGTTTTCCCTTTGTAACTATATCACCACTTAAAACTACAAACTTTTATATTAATTCAGATGCAATGCGCCTAATACATAGAAATATAAATGCAAAAGAATTTATTGCAGTACAAGTTGGAATAGATATTTTTAAAGGCTTACTAGCTATTAAACCGCTAGAAGACTCAATAAATGGTAGTATAGTATTAAATAAACCTAGTAAGCAAAACAGCGGTAGTAATGCACGTTTTTTTAGTGCGCCTACTGTTATAAGTAGATTAGAAACTATGATTTCTAGTGATACTAAAAGATACATTGCAAATTGGAATGATGAAGTAAGGTGTTTAATTGTAGATTTAAATAAGTTTCTTGAGCCTTGGAAGAATAATAAGGGGGAATAAGAAATTAAAAGAATTGATGATTTGTTTAATGTGGATAATTTAGATGATAGATTAAAAGTTTTGATACAATTAAATGAAAGAGCAAAAGAAGTATCAAAGAAAACTTTTTATTGTATTTTGCTATCAACTATAGTTACACCTGTTACAGTTTTTACTTCAATAATAAGTTTTAAAGATAGTTCATTAATAACAGGAGTTTTTTTCTTATTTGTAACAATACTAAACACTTATTATGGGGTTAAACTTTATTTGGAAAGAAAATCTATAATAGAAAACATAGAGCCTAGAGAAAAAGAGATTAGTAGAATTAAAAAATTAAGAGAAATAAAAGATGGTAATAATGGGGGGTGAATAAATTAGAAAAATATGAGATTACTAATTTAGAAGATAGGTTGAAGATGTTGGAAGAAATTAATGAAGGGGCAAAAAATTCTGTTAGAAATACTTATATAAGTTTGGGCTTTTCTGCATTAGTTATATTTTTTGTAAGTATTGTAGCAATTAATGAATTTTTGAGCAATTCGATACTATCAGGATTTTTTTACTTATCTTTAGCAATAACTAACATTTATTTTGCAAATAGGGTTTATTTGAAATTTAAATACATTAAAAGCAATATAAAGCCTAGAGAAGAAGAAATTGAGAAAGTAAAGGCAATGATAAGAGAAAAAGAGAATATTTAGCAAGAAAATTGCAGAAAAATGTAGTATATGCGCAAAAGGTTTGTTTTGCGTAGTTTTTATCAATAATTCTTGCTAAGAAGAACCATTTTAACGATTTGTAAGCATTTTATTGCATAAATTATGCATTATAGGAAATATCGTGTTTTTTTAAGCTGGTTGCTTACATCTTGTTAGAAAATAAAAAATGGAAGGGTTTGTATATCATGAAAAAGGTAAAATATTACTGTGATGATTGTGGAAGAAAAGAAGTAATGACAGGTGATGGGTTTATGATAGTAGCTAAAAAAAATAACGGGTTTAAAATTATGTGTGATAGTATCAATCCTTTTGAATTGGATATTTTGATTAGCGAGTTGATAAATATACACAAAGACCAAACTTCTGAATTATTTGATGATTTGCTTAATGATGAAGAAATGATTAATAGTATGAAAGAGCAACTAACAGGCGCAGAGTTAGAAGGCTTTCTTAAATCTTTTAGAGATTTTAATATTAGAGATTCTAAAAAGAAAAAACAAAAGCAAAAATATAATGAAGAAAATGTAAGTGAGTTTATGAAACGCTTAAAAAATAAATATTAATTAAAAAAAATATTAAAGGAGAAGGTAGATGGGCGATTCTATTGTTGATATAATTGAAGAAGATATTGAGTTTTTAAAAGTAAGGCTTAATGATGTTGTTATTAAAGAAGGGTTTAAGTCAAAAAGAGTGCTTGCACTATCTCAATACATAGACAATCATATAATAGAAGTTCTCAAAATAGATTTAAATAACTATAAAGGGGCTTAGTAAAAATGAAATATCAGTATGCACAGGCTGTTAGTGATTTAGAGGTTGGTGATTTAGTTGAAATAGATGGTGAAAAGGGCTATTTGTGGGATATTAGAATGATTCAAACTATTAGAGAACCTAAAGCTTATTTTCAATATAGGCTTAAAGCTAAAAGATGGGTTGGGCGTGATGAAGTAACTGTTTTAGAAAAATTTTTATAATACAAATTAAGGTGGCTGGCTAAATGTATATAAGAATAAGTGAACAGCTTAGGGGCTACAACAAAAACCTTTTTATGTTGGAACGTGCTTATCAAGCAATTAAAGAGCCTTCTTTTGTTACAATAGAATTTGGCAGTAATATAATTGAAATAAAACCTAGCAAACAAGATAAAGATTACTTGTATGATAATGATAATTTGAAAGTATCTCAAATGAAAAATAATGCTGGCTATATTTGCCATAGAAGATTTTCTAGGATAAAGAGCAAAGAATACTTTTGTAGATTAGTTATTACACCAAAAATAAACTATTTAAGGGTATTTGATATTGAATATAATCACTAAAACAGGGGGTATATATAATATGGGTGCATATCTAATAGAAATGGATAAAACAGAGTGGCTTGATTATATAAAAAAAGGTATAGTTATTAGAGATATTATCAAAGAAAATGATGATACTTTTGTTGGTAAGGTTTCTGATGAAGATTTTATTGATAGCATGACAGTTAGAGTAAAGATTTAAAGGGGCTGTTTAATTATGGCTAAATATAATACTGATAATAGTGGCTTAGTTTATAGTGATGAAATGGTGGCTCAATTAAAAAAACTAGCAAAAGAAGGCTTAAGCTATAATCAAATAGCTAGAAAGATGAAAAGAAAACCTGCATCAATCAGGCATAAATGCTGGGAACTAGATATAGAAGTTACAAATAAGCAAGATGTATCAATAAAAAATCACGCTGGTAAAAGAAAAAAGCGTTTCACTTTAAAAACTCAAAAGTGGAGTGTTAAAAATATGTTTTTATATGGTGCGCTTTTTGCTAAAGATATTAAGCTATCACAATTTGCACAAAAGCTAGATGTAAGCGATAGAATAGTTCAAAGATGGGTTTATGATGGCGCTTTGCCGAATGAAAGAAATAGAAAATCTATTGCAAAAATACTTGATATACCTGATAGAATCTTATTTTGTGATGAAGCTATACTTGATTGATATTTAAAAAAGGGGGCTTTATTTTGGAGATAACAAAAGTTAATAAAATAGAATTAGATGGCGTATATGCAGACGTATATAATACTGATACTGGTTGCACTATTTTGGTAAGTAATGAGTTTAAAAATACACATCTATCTATATCCCACCCTGAACGCTATCCGCATTGGGAAGAAATTAAAAAGGCAAGATATGAGATATTAAGAGAAGATAAAGATTGTGTAATGTTTTTACCACCTAAAAAAGAATATGTTAATATGCACCAAAACTGTTTTCATCTATACGAAGTAAGCAATGAACTTTTACTAGACTTAAATAAAGAATAGGGGGTATCTAATGTATGATTTTCACAGCAAAGAACATTTCTTATCTTTTGGTATAGGTGAACTTGATAAAGAAAAATTTGATGAAATAAAAAATCAGCCTTGCTCAAATAAACCTATTGGCGGTTTGTGGGCATCACCTATAATAAATGATGATAAATATATTTGTTCATGGGAAAGGTGGTGTATTCAAAATAGCTTTGATGGCTTAAGCGAAGATTTTATTTTGTTCAACTTAGAAAATAATGCAAATATTTATACTTTAGATAAGCAAGAAGATTTAGTAATATTAATAAAAAATTATACAGAAGTAAACCCTTTTGAAAGTTTTGGATATTCCCACAAAGATTATTTGCCTAAAGCTTTTACTTATCCTAATTATGAAGAAATTGCTAAAGATTATGATGGTATTTATCTTACAGAAAGTGGTATTAGAGAATTAAGATTACCATTGAAAAAATGGGAATATAACCTATATGGTTGGGATTGTTCTAGCTTAGTTTTGTTTAATTTGGAATGTATTGGTGCTTATAGAAGTTTGAAATATCAAAGAAAATGGGATAAAAATAAAACCCTAATAAAATAAAAGAGTTTAAGAAAAAACACAAGCCTTTTTTAAGTATGTATGATTAAGGGGCTTGTGTTTTTTTAATATCATGATAAGCCTTCTTGTTCCCATACAAAAGATTCTATAAACCACAGCATCTTTTTTTTATCACCTTTTACTATTTGATTTTCTCCATCTTTTGATTCTTCAATCTTTTTATCAAACCATTTTACAGCTTTATTTTCAGTATCTCCATTACTCATTTTAATAGCTATTTGCTTATAATCAGCTAGTGTATAAACCTCTTTATTATCATCTATATATTTATCTATTTTGGATTTATTATATTGTTTTTGCAAATATATCACCACAATTTTCTTTAAAATTGGCATATTCTGCTATAGGGAATTGCTTATCATTATACATTTCAATTAAAGTATCTTCTTCACTATTAGCAAATTCTAAAGCTATGCTAGCATCTATACCTAATTGTATTGTTAACTCTTTGTAGAATTTTATTCTAATATTATTGATGTATTTATTACCATCTTTTTTAATATCTACTTTATGCTTTTTGTATTCTGCTAAATCCACCATTTTATTTATCATTTCACATCAATCCTTTCTAAAGCTTTTTGTAGTATTTCATCTATTATATAACTTTGAGATTGTCCAGTTTTCTTGCTTAATATTTCAACCTTTTCAATAGTAGTAAGCTTTAGATATATACCTTTAAGCTTAGTTTCTTCTTTTTGTGTTTTATCAGCAATAGTAATTTTAAAGCTATCATTTAGGCTGTCATTGTCTGAATTATTTTTGTTAATATTTGCATCTTTTTTATTAACATTAGCATTAGTGTTAACTTTAGCTTTTGTGTTAGCTTTCTTGTTAGCTTTAGCATTAGTATTATTGTTAGCTTTTGTGTTAACAGTATCATTATCATTATTGTTAGTGTTAACATTATCATCTAAAAAAATATCCTCATTGCTTTCTTCTGCTTGTCTTTTATCAGCAATAGTTTCTTCTAAACTATCAAGGATACCTAATGATTTTTTTGCAAGCTTGCTTGACTTATTATTCTTTTGTTTGGGCATGTTCTAAAATCTCCTTTGCAAGGTTAAAGTATTCACGAGAACCTTTTGAACTTCTGTTATGGTAGCATAAAGGCGTACCTTCTTCTTGTGAATCAGCGATATGTTTATATTGATATACGATACTATCAAAAAATTTATCTTTAAAAATATCTTTTAATTCTTGTCGATATTCTTCTATATTAGTGCGCTTATCTACATAGCAAAAGAAAGAGCCTAATATATCTAAATCTTTATTAATCTTTATTTTCACTTTTTTATAAGTGTTTAAAAGTAGTGTTAAACCCTCAAAAGCAAATAGTTTTGGTAGCATAGGTATTAATAGTTTATCACTTGCTACTAAAGCATTTAATGTTATTAAGCCTAAAGAAGGTGGACAATCTAAGAATATAAAATCATAATCATTTTCTATTTTTTTAAGTTCATTTCTTAAAATTCTTTCTCTATCCATTTCATTAACTAATATTTGTTCTACATTAGCTAATCTATCAATAGAAGGTAATATATATAAGTTTTTATAACCCGTTTCATGAATACAACTATTTATATCTTTGTTAAAAGTTAAAACATCAAAAATATTATTTTCACCTTCACTATTAAAGCCTACACCACTTGTACAGTTGCTTTGAGGGTCAAGGTCAACTAAAAGCACCCTATGACCAAGAAAAGATAGGCTTGCACCTATATTGATAGCAGAAGTGGTTTTAGTAACGCCACCTTTTTGATTTACTAAAGATATAATCATGTTTAACCTCCACTAGCAATTTGCTTTACTAAGTCAAATTTTTTAACAAAATCATCTACAGCTTTCTTATCAATATTTCCATCTTTTAATATACCTACTTTATACATTTCTCTTTGCATATATTTGTGGCTTTCTTCATACCTTCTAATATTAGATAAGCCAAAAAGATAATCCAAACTACAATTAAAAATCTTGCACATCTGTATTAAAGTTTCAAGAGAGGGGTCACGCCTCCCAGTTTCCCAATGTCCAATAGCACCATTAGATTTGCCTAGAAGTTCAGCAAGTTTTATTTGTGAAATATCGTGTTCTTTCCTCAAACCTTTTACCCTTTTTACAAAAGAATCACTATAAGTGAACTCTTTATTTTCGTGAAAATAGTCAACCGCTTCCTGATTTAATCCCATTTTTTTCAACCTCCTTATATTCTTTAAAGTTTGTTACATATAATCTATATTTATCCTTTTTTAATAATATTACTTAAAACGAGTTGTCAGAATATT